AATGGATATGAGAGTAGAACTGTCGCATGACCTCGTTATCGGTCAAAACAAATAAGTGCAAACGATAATTTTGCGCCTGTAGATTATGCACTAGCTGCTTAATCGTACTGAGTTTTGGTGGTGTACTTGGAAACAGAAACACCACTACATGAATAGGGTCACTACTTAATAAGTGCGTGTGGAGTCATGGTTAACTCCATTTCAACATAACAAAGGAGTTTTTGTAATGAATCTAGAAGAAGTCGTGAAAATGACACCAAAGAAATTTGCACTACAGATTGAAGAAATAGTCAAGTGTGGTGGTGTAACTTATATGGATGCTATTCTAGATTATTGCGAAAAGAATAATATGGAGCCAGACACTATCGCTCCATTGATTTCTAAACCTCTAAAAGAGAAGTTAGAGGCAGATGCAAGGGAATTGAACTTTTTACCAAGAGTTGCAACATTACCTATTTAATTATGGAATCGTGGGAAGCCTATCAGATGTATCTAGGTCTTAAATTACACTTTACAAGTGACTATGATTACAAACGATATGGTGGTAAAACATCTGCCTCTAAAGCATCTTTTTTGAAAAGAAAAGACAGGAATTTTTTCTCAAGAGTTGCAAGAAAATATGAGGGTAAAGAATTAGATTTTTTTCTATCTAACTTTATCAAACAACCGAAAGGTTACATTGGAGATTTTAAGGAAGAAAATTATATAGAGTGGTCTAAAAATCAACAATCGTTGACATATAACTTTATTAGAGATATGTCACATTTAGTTTCTCAAGAAAGTTTTGATAACATATTTAAGTGTGAGTCTGGTAAACATCCGACTCTTATCAAATCTTATCTTGCAAAAAGAATTAGTTTAGAAACTATGGTGATACTACAAAGTTTAGTCAACTACATGAAACAGTTTGACAAAGATTTAAAACAAGACTTAATATGGCCAGATATAAGAAGAATGGTTACAAAGTATAGTTCGTTTTTATGTTTTGACAAACAAAAATGCAAAATGAAACTTCTACAATTACTAAAGGAGATATGATCGTGGAAAAAGAAATGCACTCTAATAATAAAAGTAAACTTGTTAGAGAAAGAGATTTTTATCGTGCAAAAATGAATGAGCTAAAAGGTAGGATAAAAACTCTGGAATATGATAATGCAGAATTAATTAAACGTGATCAAGTTTTATCTAAAAGAGTTGAAGAGATAACTTCTTTAAGATCTTTTAAACAAAAGAAAAGGGTTAATTGAGGATTTATAATGGATAAATTATTTGTACTTGTAGTTTCATTATGGGGTAATAATGGAACTGATTGGGTCTATATAGGAAATCAATATGTTCTAAATGAACCTATGACTATTGAAAAATGTAATAAAAAGGCCAATCTAGATAATTGGTCTTGGTGGGAAACTAATGAATATTACACAGTACAGTTAAGTTGTGAAGAGGCGAAATAAAGTATGGTGACCGAAAAACAAGGAATAAATAACTTGACACCAAACGTAAAACTAGTGTCGTACTCGACACCAACAGAAAATTTTTCAGAAGAAGGATTAACAGATGTACAAGATCTCATTTCGTACTGTGCTCGTGTTTCCAATCCATCAAACCAATTTAACAAAAAGACAGCGCAGAAACTTATCTTATATCTCATTAAACACAAACACTGGTCGCCATTGGAGATGGCTAGCGCTTGCATAGAGATAGAAACAACAAGAGATATTGCACACCAAATTGTAAGACATAGAAGTTTCTCATTTCAAGAGTTTAGTCAAAGATATGCAAATCCAAATGAAATGGGTGATGCATTTACTGTACGTGAGTGTAGATTACAAGACAGTACTAATAGACAAAACTCTATAGAAATAGAAAATGATCCATCAATACAATTGGATCAATCAAAACAAGAACTCATAACTGAATGGCAACGCAAACAACATGGTATTATCAAACAATCTAAAGAAGTTTATGAATGGGCGATAAAAAATGGTATTGCAAAAGAACAAGCTCGTGTAGTATTACCAGAGGGTTTGACTAAGAGTAGAATACTTATGAATGGAACACTAAGATCATGGGTACACTACATAGAGTTAAGAACTGCAAATGGTACACAGAAAGAACATATGCAAGTTGCAGAAGGTTGTGCAATCGAAATTTCAAAAATATTTCCAATGATGGAGAATTTAAATGGAAAGAGATGAATATACTAGACTTAGATTAAGTCTTAAAAAAATCAAAGAAGAAGTTTCGTTCATAGAACAAACTATAGAAGATATAAAAATTCGTAAGATAACAGAAGGATTGACTTATGCAGAATGGGCTGCAAGTCATGACAATCAACCATCTGTAGAAGATACATTAGAAAGAATTGGTACTAATCATGATGTTCAATCAGATAAGTCAATTCAAGAAGCTCTTGTAGAAAGGGAAGAAGAACATTTTCAGAAATTTGACAAGTTAACTTTTGAACAAGCGAAAGAGATTGGTATCAAGTTTACTGGTACATACGAAAATACCCCATCATTACATGAAAAAGATGACTAAAATATATTGACATTCAATTGTGTAAATGATATAAATAAAGTTATATATTATGAATCAAGTGACATATTTAAACATACGAAAACATATATTAACATAGGAGAATAATATGTCTATTTCAGCACTTAGAAACCAGAGTAGTCTGGACAAATTACTTGCACAAGTCCAAAAGGACGAAACCCCAACCACAGATAAAAAATCTTATGTAGATGAAAGACTTTGGAAACCACAAGTTGACAAAGCTGGAAATGGTTATGCAGTTATAAGATTTTTACCAGCGTCTAAGGATGAGGAAATGCCATGGGTTCGTATTTGGAATCATGCGTTTCAAGGGCCTACTGGTCAATGGTATATAGAAAACTCTCTTACTACTATTAATCAGAAAGACCCTGTTTCAGAGTATAACACACAATTGTGGAACTCTGGTGTTGAGAGTGATAAAGAAATCGCTCGTAAACAAAAACGCAAATTACAATACTACTCAAACATTTATGTAGTAAGTGATAGTGTAAATCCTAGTAATCAAGGTAAAGTATTTCTTTTCAAATATGGAAAGAAAATATTTGACAAACTTAGTGAAGCGATGCAGCCTGCATTTGAAGATGAAACTCCTATCAATCCATTTGATTTGTGGGAAGGTGCAAATTTCAAATTGAAAATTCGTAAGGTTGATGGTTATTGGAACTATGATAAATCAGAATTTGATAAACCATCTAAACTAAACGATAATGATGATGAGATGGAAAAGATCTGGAATACACAGTATTCACTAAAAGATTTTACTGCACCATCTAATTTCAAATCTTATGATGAGTTGAAGACTCGTCTTGATGCTGTCCTTACAGGTTCTGTAACTACAGGTAAGTCTGCTGCTCAAATGGTTGAGGAAGATAGTACAGATTTTAAACCAACATTTAAATCTGAACCAGCTCCAGAACTTGCATCAGTAAGTGAAGATGATGATGCAATGAACTATTTTGAGAAACTTGCTAACGAATAATTCGTTATCAAAACAAAATAATGTGACAAAAAGTCAGAGATACTCTCTCTGACTTTTTTTTATCCCTAAATAGTACTGTGATCTAAAGGAGAGAGAATGATAGATCCAGTTACAGCTTTGGCAGCTGCCACGGCTGCCTTCACAACAATTAAAAAAGGTTTTGAAGTCGGAAGAGATGTAGAGTCCATGGCAGGTGATTTGTCACGTTGGATGGGCGCTGTATCTGATATTAAGAAATGTGAGGAATATAGTAAAAGACCACCACTATTTAAAAAACTGTTCGCCGCTGGTTCAGTTGAAGAAGAGGCTATGCAAACATTCATGGCGAAGAAAAAAGCAGAAGATATGAGAGATCAACTCAAACAAATCATTATACTTTCAAGAGGTATGTCTGCATGGGATGAATTAGTCAGAACTGAAGCAGATATCAGAAAGAAAAGACAACAAGCGATTTATGCACAACAAGAGATGAGAAGAAAAGTTATTGAGGTAATTGCAGTTGTAGTCGTATTAGGAATCGCTGCTACTGCAATGGGTTTACTCATTTATGCAGCTGGTGTAAGAAGAGGTCTTTGGTAATTAATAAGGTGCATATCCATTAGGAATACTAGAATCTTTAACAGGATATGGTAAAATATCAGTTCCACCAGAACCACCTCTACCACCACCAGAACCACCAACAACATTATTATTGTTTATGATTGTATTTCCACCTGTACCTGTGCGTTTTGACTCTGCAATTTCTTCCTGTAATTTTTTTAATTCAAGTGTTAAATTTTCAATCGCTTTTTTATCTTCTTTTATACCTCTACCTTCAAATCCCAATGGATTAGTAATAGAAGCACCAGCACCATATGCATCTTCACCAGATTCAGATAATGCAATTCTATCTTTTGCTTCTTGTATCTGTCTTGCAAGATCTTCTGCTTCTTTAACTTTATCTTCATCACCAAAACCTAAAAAGTCTAAAACTACACCAGCGCCAGGAAGTTTTCTTATCATACCTGTAAAATCAAAATCAAGTAAATCTTTGAAAAATCCAAATATACCATTGAATGAATCGGTTACTAACTGTCCAATTGATTTTTGATTTAAATTTTGTATAGTTTCTGATGTTTCATCAAACCCAAGTCTGGTTGCAAGAAGCGCTCCAGCACCTAATATAGAGTCTTTTACTATATTTGCTGGTAAGGTAACAGCGTTTATTGCAGATGCAATAGTTTCTTCTTTACTATCAAACTTAAATTTATCATTAAAGAAATTACCTACTGTCTTAAATGTACTTGTTAATCCAGTAGTAAAAGTGTCTTTTACACCAGCTATTTTACTTACAAACTCATCACTTAGACCAAATGATTCTTTTGCTTTGTTACCAATTGAGGTTAAACTGGATATAATATTTTCTTTGTTAAATACTTTTCCAATTCTTTCTTTAAATTCATCTGATGGGGTAAAGGTTTCTTTTATCTTTGAACCTAAATTTTTCATATTGGTTTTTATATTTTCTAAATTGAATACCTCACTCATTCTCTTTTTGAACTCTTCAGATGGTGTAAATGCATTTTTAATTCCAGTGCCAAGACTTGATAACCCATCTGATATTTGATCTTGACCAACAAATCCGAA